TATAAGAAACGCTTAAAAGGATTCATAAAGGAGCAAAAGAAATGAGACTGCTGATGCTTAGTGCAATCGTTATGTTGTCGAGCTGTACGTCCGTACAACAAGTCATGGATAACAAAGACCTGTACTGCAATCAATTATACAAAGGCATGCGGGCCGTCGGTCGTTCTGCCCTGTCTGCCACTACTGGCGTAGTTGTTAGAGATGTGTGTGACACCATAGACGGCATCATAGCCGAGGAGCAGATGCCTTCCGATAAGGTTGGCGCGTGATGAAACTAGGAGGCTTGCTCAAGTCTCTAGCCCCTAATATTGCTTCGGCTGCGGGTGGGCCTCTGGCTGGTATGGCTGTTAAAATGGTGGCAGCAAAGTTAAGTTTGCCAGAATCTACTACAGCCAATGAAATCGAAGACCTTATTGAACGAGAGCCAGATAAAGCAGTGCTTGTTAAGCAGGCCGATGAGGATTTCAAACTTAAAATTAGAGAGATGGAAATAGACCTTGAGTCGTTTAAGACTGAGGTTGAAGACCGCAAAGACGCAAGAGCCGCTTTTTCTACAGACTTAACCCCTAAATTATTTTCTGTATTGACGCTTCTACTTTATGGCGCATTTGTTCTTATGGTCACTATGATGCCTCATGATCAAAACGATGAGACAATTATATCGTTGGTTCTAGGTCAGTTAAGCGGGATATTAGGCACGGCAGCGGCATTCTATTATGGCGGGTCGAATGGAAAAAAATAAGATGTATGAATTGATTGAACAGTTAAAGCGTCACGAAGGCGTTGTTAAAACTAATGACAGGCATGTTATATACAAATGTCCTGCTGGTTTTTATACGTTAGGCATTGGTCGAAATGTAGATGCAAACGGCGGCATTGGGCTTACAGATGAAGAGGTAGATCATCTTTTAGAAAATGATATTATTCGTACAATCAAGGAGTTGACACAAGAGTACGATTGGTTTGGTCAGCTTGATGATGGCGCTAGAAAGGATGCAATTATAAATATGCATTTTAATTTAGGAGCAACAAAATTTAGGACATTTAAAAATGCTATTGAGCATATGCAAAAAGGTTCTTATGCTGAAGCTTCTACAGAATTTTTAAATTCACGCTGGGCAACACAAGTAAAAGGTAGGGCTATAGAAGTAACAGATCAGATAAGGACGAATAAATACTAATGTCTGATCCCTATCTATTTAATTGTACTGTAGTAAAAATAATTGATGGAGATACTATAGATGTCGATGTTGATTTGGGTTTTGGTTGTTGGGTTCGTGGCAGTGCTGGTCGTATCCGTCTTTTCGGAATCGATTGCGAAGAATCTCGCACTAGAGATCTGGAAGAAAAAAAATATGGACTACTTGCAAAAGAGTTCGTTAAAGAATTCTTGCCAATAGGATCGCAAGCAATTTTAAAAACGCACGAAAAAGGCAAGTATGGCCGCTATCTGGGAGACTTTCAGGTGGATGGACTATGGCTATGCGCTAGTCTTCTGGCTCATCACCACGCTGTACCGTATTACGGTCAAAGTAAGCAAGAAGTAAAGAAAGCTCATCTTGCCAACAGGTTAAAGGTAAATTTAGATGTTAGTTAAATACAAATTTGCTCCCGGCGTAAACAAAGAAGGCACAGAGTATACTGCCGATAGCGGATGGTATGACTCAGATAAAATAAGATTTCGCAAGGGCCGCCCAGAACAAATAGGTGGGTGGCAAAAGTATTCTTCTAATACTTTCCTTGGGATATGTAGATCTTTGCACGATTGGAAAGCTGCTGCTGCTACAGACTATCTAGGACTTGGCACTACTTTAAAGTACTACATTAGCAGCGGTGATGCTTACTATGACATAACTCCTATCAGAGCAACCACTGCTGCTGGCGATGTTACGTTTTCTGCTGCAAATGGTGATGCAACCCTTACCGTTGCAGACACTGCTCATGGAGCGCAACAAGGAGATTTTGTTACTTATTCTGGAGCTGTTTCTTTGGGCGGTAATATAACTGCTGCTGTTCTTAATCAAGAGTATCAAATATCTTCTATCGTAGATGGTAACTCTTATAGGATAGAAGCAAAGAGTACAACAGGATCTGAGGTTGTAGCGAATGGTTCTGATACAGGAAATGGCGGGTCATCGGTAGTTGGGGTATATCAGATAAACACAGGTCTTGATACTTACGTTCCTTCTACTGGATTTGGTGCAGGCACATGGGGTTCTTCTGCTTGGGGTGGATCTACTGCTATAAGCTCTGGCAATCAATTAAGACTTTATAGTGAGGATACCTTTGGCGATGATCTTATAATAAATCCAAGAGGTGGAGACATTTATTATTGGGATGAAAGCGCAGGTCTTACAACTAGGGCTGCCACATTAGCAAGTAATGCTGATGCGTCAGACTGCCCAATTGTTTCTCTTCAGATAATGGTATCTGATACAGACAGACATACTATAGCATTCGGGACAAACGCTATAGGGTCAGCTTCAATTGACCCTCTTTTTATTAGATGGTCTGATCAAGAGAATCCTTTCAATTGGACTCCTACAGCAACAAATACTGCGGGAGGAGTTACTATTCCTGCTGGGTCATTTATTGTTGGGGCAATTAAGACTAGACAAGAGATATTAATTTTTACAGATAACAGCATTCATTCTATGCGTTATTCTGGATCTCCTTTTACATATCAATTTTCCTTGATTAGTGAAGGATTTTCTATGGTCTCTCCCAAAGCTGCGACTAGTGCGGGTGACGTTGTTTACTTTATGGATCGTGGTGGATTTTATGTTTATAACGGAGCCATTCAAAGAATGACTTGCTCTGTTCTTGATTATGTATTTAGTAATATAAATCAAGCCGAAATATTTAAAGTGTTCGCTACAACGAGCGTGGATTTTTCAGAGATAACTTGGTTCTATCCTATAGGGACTGGGAACACAGAATGCACCAACTATGTTACATATAATTTTAAAGAAGACTCTTGGTCTGTAGGAACTCTGGACAGGGGTGCTTGGATTCCAGCAAATACTAGAAACTTTCCAATCGCTGCCTCTAATATTAGCACCACTGCAAGCTATCTATATTTTCATGAGCGAGGGTTTGATGCTGATGGCGAGGCAATGAACTCTTATATAGAGTCTGGAGGAATAGAACTTGGAGATGGAGAACAGTTTATGTTTATGTCTCGGATGATTCCTGATTTTGAGTTTAAAGGAACAGCTAGTTCGGCGGCTATAGATGTTACATTGAAGGGTAAAGAATTTCCTTTACAAGATGCACAAACATTAGCTTCTTCTACAGTTACATCAAGCACCGAGCAAACTTTTATTAGAGCTAGAGCAAGAGAGACTATCGTTAGGATACAAAGTACCGGGACTGGGTATGGTTGGACTCTTGGTGATCTTAGATTTGATGTTAGACCTGATGGGAGAAGGTGATGGCTGAACAAAGATCTGTTGTACTTCCTATTGCTCCACCACAGTATGACTATAACAACGAGCTTACAAACAGAAGAACAGTGGAAAGATCTTTCCGAGAAGTTCAAGATACGATAAATGTTGTAGCTGATAAAGAAGACAAGGATGCTTCTCTTGCTATACGGAAATATCATTTCATGTTTATGGGCGCAAAATGACAGATGTTATAAAAGTCCTCGGTCAGCTTGATGCTGCTGCCACTACCACTGAGGTCTTGTATACAGTTCCTGATCTTACTGTCACAACAATAAGTTCTTTTGTGGCATGTAATCGTAGCGGTTCTGCTCAGACTTTTAGACTTAGTATTCATGTTAATAATGCTGGGGCAGATAACAAACAGTTTTTATATTATGATAAGCAGATAAGTGCTAATGACACATTGACTGCTGTAATAGGTATAACTTTAGGACAAGGCGATGTTATGAAAGTTTACTCTAGTTCTACCGATGTTAGCTTTAGTGTGTTTGGAGTGGAGACAAGTTGATGAACAATACGATGAGGCCGTTACAGGCGAATGCAGATCAGTTAGCAAAGTACGGTAGGTACGGTGATTCGATGTTAGTTCACATGAATCCTGCTGAAGTTCAAGGCATAGCTTCTTTGTCCCCTACAGGAAGATTAACAACTAATCCTGTTACTGGTCAGCCGGAAGCTTTCTTACCTTTCTTGGCCCCTCTTATAGCTCAGTTTGTTCCCGGTGCTTTAAGTGCAGTTGGTCTTGGTGGCCTTGGTGCAGCCGCTGCTGGAGCGCCTGCTTTGACTTCAGCAATAACCTCTGGGTTAATAACTGGTGCTGTAGAAGGTGATCTTGAGAAAGGCATAATGGCTGGTATTACAAGCTTTGGTATGGGTAAAGCTTTGGGTGCAGCAAGTGATGCGGCTAATTTAGGTAGTCAAACTGCTGAGGTTGCTAAAGCAGCTGACGCTGTTGATGTTGCTACAGAGGCTTTGGGCACTCAAGCTACTCCTACACTGGGAGATGCTCTTGTTCCAACAGATCCTGCTGTGGCTCAACAATTTGGTATAGATGTTATGTCTCCTGAGCAAACTAATTTTATTAATGCTGCTGGTAGATCTGAAGCTGCGAGACAGGCTCTTGATACAGGAAGACAAAATTTAACTGGGACAGACAGAATAGGATCTCTCTTTACTAAAGAGGGTTCAAAGGCTGGATTGGAAGCTTTTATGAAGCCTGAATCTATTTTGCCAACAGCAATTGGTGCTGGTAACTTGGCACAAATGGATGCTATGGAAAAACAACAGGCTATAGGCAGAGATCAGGAAGCTAAGAGACAAAGAAGAAGAGACATGGATAGAGGTGTATTATCTGGTGCAGCTCAGTTTGCACAACCTAATAATCCTTTTGCCGGAGTATTTAATAAACCCGGACTAAGAGCGTTTGGCTGATAGGAATTTATTATGAGACAAGAAGATGAAGAAGGCATAGCTCAATTTGATCCTTATGGACGAGCTGGATTTGGCGTGGGACAAGTTCTTGGTCGTGACGCAGCTAAAAGACAACAAGAAATTTTAACTGGTAGTTCATACTCTGCAAACATGCCTCCTCCCGGTTATCGACCGGGATTTGATCCTGAGTATCTTTACTTTGGCGATCCAAGGTATTCAGACTATGCAGCTCTTTTGCCGGGTGTATATGGTGATGGGTATCAGCGCCCCGGAATGCCTATAGCCCCTACACCTGTAGCTCCTGCACCTGTTGCTCCTGCTCCCGGCACTCCTGTTGAAGGGATAGATCCTACCACAGGGTTGCCTCAGTACATTGATGGGAAATTTAATCTCACTCCAGCGGATGTAGACAATGCTATGGGTCTTATTCGTTCGGGTCAGTATGACATTAATTCTTTAGCCGAACAGTTAGGCGTGCCTCAAGCTGAAGCATATGATCTTTATAATAATTATTTGTCTGATACTTTCGGTTTAAACACTTATGATCGTGCTTATGATCCCGGTTTGAATCTTGATAATCAGGCTATTGAGGCGCTAAACCAGCAATACTTTAATGTTGCTAATCAACAAGGCTATAGCCCAGAGGAAATGTCTCGCATATTTGGAAGACCTCTAGATCAGACAAGAGACTATTTGTCAAAAGGATATTTTAGTGACATTCCTGTTGATGCAGATTACAGCACAGATGAAGCGCAAAAGGTTTATGACTTGTATAAGTCTGGGCGTATAGGTGCTACAGGAATATCTAATTACTTTGGGATTCCCTCAGATGATGTCCAAAGGATTCTTGGAGAAATAGACACTGCTGGTGGCATTGTTGCAGCCCCCTCTCCAGCTACAGATAGTAAAGTTGACACTGCTCCCGCTGTCACCCCAATTGAAGATATTAATCCATTATCAATTGGGTTAGATTTGTATGAATCAACAGGTGATGTGCTGCCAGAAAATCAAATTAGAGAAATTTTTGAATACGCGCAAGATGAAAATATTTCTTATTCACAGCTAGATGAAATGTTTGGACAGCCTGCTGGTACTGCTCAAAATGCAGCGGCTGCTCTAGGTATGGC